GTGGCTGGGACAGCCTGAACGATAGTGAAGGATGGCTTAATGCCATCCACGAACCCTAGGGGTTAGCGAGGCTTGCCAAAGCAAGCCGAGCGATAAAGGGGATTACAGAACCTGATTGATATAGGGTTTTTATAAGGGGAGTTATGGCAGCGGTCAAAGGTAAAGAACATCACAATGTGGTAGCCTTGAGAGAGGCAAAAGCCAAGGTAATTGAGTTCATCAAGCAGGGTCTATCCCTGGATGACGCTATTGCCCGCGCTGATAGAAAGCCTGATGTGATGAAGGTTTGGCGTCAAGATGCCGCCTTTATGACTGCTCTTGAGAAAGCCCGCCGCGAAGGCGAGAAGACTCTCAGCATAGTCACAGGAGATGCCAAGTACAAGATTGGCTTTGAGCAGTTCTCAGCCGAGTTCCTTGACAGCCCCATCTTTCCTCACCACCGTTCCTGGATTGACATCCTTGAGGGACGTGAGCCAAGTTACATCCATGAGTCTATGGTCTACGAGCCTGCCAGCCCGAAGCGTCTGCTAGTCAACGTCCCGCCTGAGCATGCTAAGTCCACGGTCATCACAGTCAACTACTGTGTCTACCGAATTGCCATGGACCCGAACATTAAAATTACCATAGTTTCTAAGACTCAGGAGCGCGCTAAGGAGTATCTCTACTCCATCAAGCAGCGCCTCTCCCATGAACGCTGGGCTAAGATGCAAGCCGTCTATGGCTCGGCTGGGGGATGGAAAGAGGATGCGGATACTTGGAAGGCTGATAGGATTTACCTTTCTCGTGATTCTACCGAGAAGGACCCGACAGTGCAAGCGCTGGGAGTTGGTGGTCAGATTACTGGCGCCCGTTCCAACCTCATCATCTTGGATGACGTTGTTACAACTTCAAACGCGCATGAGTGGGAGAAACAACTCCTCTGGCTACAAAGAGACGTAGTTACCCGTCTGGGTGACTCTGGTAAGTTGCTGATTGTTGGAACGCGTATCGCCTCCAACGACCTATACCGTGAGATTAGGAATCCTGACCACTGGACTGGTGGCAAGACTCCTTTTACATACATGTCTATGCCTGCTGTATTGGAGTATGATAATGACCCTGAGAAGTGGGTTACGCTGTGGCCAAAGTCTAATCTACCCTGGGAAGGTTCGGACGAAGGTCTCCTTCCAGATGAGAACGGTCTTTATCCTAAATGGGATGGGCCCGCTCTGTTTAGGCGGCGCTCTGAAGTTTCCCCGAGTGCGTGGGCATTGGTTTATCAGCAGCAAGACGTCCAAGAAGATTCCATCTTTCCACCTGCATGTGTCCAAGGTTCAGTCAACAGGATGCGCAAGCGTGGCAAACTAAAGCCAGGAACACCAGGACATCCTGCTGAGCCAGGTCAGTGGTACACCATCATGGGTCTTGACCCAGCGATGAGCGGCAACACTGCAGCGGTAATCTTGACAGTTGACCGCCAGACTCGTAAGAGATACATTTTAGATGTTGAGAATATGCAAGACCCAACTCCTCAAAAGATTCAAAAGTTGATTGAGGCTTGGTGCGATAAGTATCATCCGCAGGAATTGCGTATTGAAACTAACGCACACCAGAAGGCTTACGCCTTGGATGAGATTCTTCGTAACTACCTAGCCTCGGCTGGAGTAAAATTCTCAAGCCAGTTTACTGGTAAGAACAAATGGGACACATCATTCGGTGTGGCTGCTATGTCAGGTCTCTTTGGGACTATGCGTGGTAACACATTCAATCATGATAACCTGATGGAACTTCCTTCACAGGATGGTTCAGAAGGCATCAAGGCTCTTATCCAGCAGTTGATTACCTGGAAGCCTGATACTAAAGGCAAAACAGACTGCGTTATGGCACTCTGGTTCTGTGAACTACGTGCACGTGAAGTCATCGGTACTACAAGAATTACTCAAAGTCACATTCCAAATAAATGGGCTACACCTCGCCAAGAGGCTACGCGTTACATGGTAAATGTAAACGATTACGAATTTGGCGATTACGAATAGGATAACAATGGCAGACATCAAGACGATTGCACGGCGTGTAGACGCCATGAAGCACCGCGCAGGAGAGCGCGATGTACGCATGGCTAACATCCTTGCTGTACGTAAGGGTCGCATTTCTGACGTATTTCCAGATATGTTTCCTACCGACATGCCTCATGCCATGGTTGCTAACTTTGTTGATGTTGCTGCCCGAGACTTGGCTGAAGTTTTAGCACCGCTACCTTCAGTAAACTGCTCTGCAACTAACGTAACTTCTGACCGTGCCCGCACATTTGCTGACAAGCGCAGCATGATTGCTAACAACTATATTTACACATCTCGTCTACAGACTCAGATGTACCCTGGCGCAGACCAGTACTTTACATATGGATTCTTGCCTATCCATGTAGAGCCTGACTGGGAAAACGGAATGCCACGCATTCGCGTAGAAGACCCACTAGGTGCATACTTTGAGCGTGACCGTTTTGGTCGCGTAGTTGCATATGCTAAGCGTTACAACAAGACAATTGGTGAACTTATCAATGAGTTCCCAGACTATGCTGGAGTGATTCTTGGTCAGGGCGGATTAGACCAGAACCTTAACCAGAACATTGAACTTATTCGCTATATGGATAAGAACAACATTGTTCTTTATATCCCATCACGCAAAAATCTAGTTTTAAGTCAGGCATCAAACCCAATGGGCAAGATGTCTGTAGTAATTGCAGAGCGCCCATCACTTGATGGAAATCCTCGTGGACAGTTTGATGATGTTCTATTCGTACAACTTGCACGTGCTCGTTTTGCCAACCTCGCTATGGAAGCGGCTGAAAAGTCAATCCAAGCGCCTCTTGTAGTACCTGATGACGTCATCGACCTTCCAATGGGTCCTGATGCGATTATCCGTACTACTCAACCAAATGGTGTTGGGCGTGTCCGTCTGGACATTCCCGCTGCTACTTTCCAGGAGCAATCAGCCCTCCAATCTGAATTGCGTTTAGGTGCTCGATATCCTGAAGGTAGAACTGGAAACATTGACGCTAGTGTTATCACTGGTCAAGGTGTCCAAGCACTCCTTGGTGCATTCGATTCTCAAATCAAGGCTGGTCAAACAGTTATTGCTGAAGTTCTTGAAGATGTTATCAAGGTATGCTTTGAAATGGATGAACTCCTTTTCAATAATGAAAAGAACGTCAGAGGTGTAGCGCAAGGTACTCCGTACGAGTTAAAGTACATGCCAAGCAAGGACATTAAGGGCGATACTTCGGTAGAAGTCCGATATGGCTTGATGGCTGGATTAGACCCTTCACGCGCTCTGATTTTCTCTTTACAAGCACTAGGTGCAGACCTAGTATCAAAGGATTTCATTCGTCGTGAATTACCTTGGGCAGTCAATGTCACAATGGAAGAACAACGAATTGAAATTGAAAAGATGCGCGAGAACCTAACTGCAGCAATCACTGCAAGTGCGCAAGCAATTCCTGCTATGGCAGCACAAGGTCAAGACCCATCTAAACTAATCCAGAATATTGCCGACGTTATTGAACGTCGTCGTAAAGGGGATAGTATCGAGGCTGCTGCGTTGGCAGTGTTCACGCCTAAACAGCCTGAACAACCAGCACAGCCAGAGATGGCTCCGCCAGGCACACAAGGCCCAGTTGAGCAAGCGCCCCCGTCCCCAGCGGCTCCTGGACAACCTTCTGGCGGAGCCCCTCAACCCCAACAGGGTCAAGGCGCACCAGCAGATTTAGCAACAATGTTAGCAGGCCTAGGAGGCTAAAGTGGCACCTCGTAAAAAGCGTGTAGTAACAGTAGATACCAATGAATACAATCGCTTGGAAATGTACTGCATCTGGCTTAACGAGTTCTACACCTCGCTGTTGCGTGCAGGATTTAAACACGATGTTGCTCTTGCACTTGTTATAGATAAAGATTCGTATCCTGATTGGGTTGACTGGAAACTCCCAACAGATGTTGATATTGCAAAATACATGGATGAAGATGAGGACTAAGAATGTTGAACGAAAAAGTATCAGGAGTTGGTGCTAACGCTAGCCGTACTGATAAAAATCTTAGTGCTCGTGTACAAAAAGTGGTTAATGATGCCAAAATTCAGAATGCTACAGGCGGAGCATATGCTGACCGCTCTAAATTGACTAATCTTGCTCAAGGTGCATCTACTGATGTAAATACAGCACTTCCTACTGCTCCTACGCAGCCAGATATCCAAAATCAAGGCATTCCTGTTAAAACAACTAATGTTTTCGCTCCTGGCACACCTGGAGTTCCTCTTTCACATGGTGCGAATGGTGGTCCTGGTGCTGATTCTTCAATTCAGCAGACTCCAGTTGATGCAGTTGACCAAAGTTCTGTACTTGCACGTGCTTTATTGCAGGCAAATCCTACCTCTCGCCAACTTGCGATGATGGTTGAAGCATTTAATGAGATGGATGCTTAATGGCAGACGTCAATGCAGCGATTAAAGGATATCTAAATACAGGCAAGACGCCAATGCAGCAAATGATTGACATGCAAATGGCATCTTTGCAGGGTAACGAAATGGATACCTTTAATAGTATCCTCAAAAAGTACCCAGGTATGAGTAATGACCTTGTTATGTCTATGGTAAAACAGGGACTTAACGCTGATACTCCTGGTCTTGGCAAGATTACATCCATTGATGGACTTGCTGCTCTTAAAACTGATGCATTTAAGGTAAAGAATATCAAGTCTCAGGTAAAACCTAAACGTGGAATTCTTGGTTCTATTGAATCTGCCTTTCAAAATTATGTATATGACCCATTTAAGGGTACTACTCGTTTAGTATTTGCTGGACTTCGTTCACCTTATGATATGCTTACAACTGTTGGGCGCGATGTAACTGCACTTGCTCGTGGTGAACAAGGTGCTGGTGCGCAGACAATTAAAGATTTAAGTCAAGGTATCCTTGGTGAAAGTACAACTCTTGGTCAAATTGCTCGTGCTGGTAATAAAGGCACAGGTGCTGGCTTTTTTGTATCACCTGAAAGCAAAGTTGGCAAAGCACAAGCCAAGGAAATGGCTCAGTTTGGTCTTGTTAATGGCAAGTCATTCACTATTGGACGCGGTATTTTTAATGGCGTAGGTATGAACCCTAATAGCAACGCCTATCATGTTCTTTCAGGTATCGTAGATGCAACACTTAACGTGGGTGCTGACCCATCTACATGGTTTGGTCCTGGCGCTGTAGGCAAGATTATTACACAAGGTAAAACTCTTACTAAGATTGCTAAGGAAGTAACGCCTTATACAAAGGCTCACTTTGATGAAATGGCTAAGGCATCAATTGATGACCTTGAAAAGTCAGGTCAGATTACACGCGATAAGATAAATAAG